TGTGCTGGTGTACAAACCAATGTACAGGTTGCCAGCAATCTTTGGGTCAGCTTGTCCAGCACCATCTGTTAGGGTAACTACTTTTGTAAGGTCTGTGGTGTCAAAGGTAATCAGCCTGTCAGCAAAATAAAATTTTGTTGTATCAAAAAAGAATTGACCATTCGGGCTAATTGCCGAAACAGTCATCACGTAATACATTGTTTTTTGGTTTGTGGTTAGCACCGCATCAGTAAAGATGCCGCCAAGGTAAGCATCGCCATACACCACGGGAATGCTGTTTGTATTGCTTGGTGGGCCTTGCAACCGCACGCCGTTATCAATTGATTTGTTAGTGCCTGTTTGCTGGTTAGGCGCAAATGCACGCGATATAACTTGCGACAACGCATAGGACATTGCAAACGATGCAGCAGCCACGCCAAAAGTGCCAAGGGCTGCGCCCATCAAAATCAAATCACCGCCAAAAAATATGGCTGCAACTAGGGTCGTTGGCATTTTTTATTCCTTGAAAAACGTTGCTTCTAAGGGTCTGTAACCCCGTTTAGTGTAATCAATCAGCGGTGAATTTGCCATCACAGTAGTACACGCATAAGCTACGCGCCCACTGTCAACCATTGATTGCGCCATCATATTAAATTCAGCCCATAACCTGCCACCCAATGTGCCGTTTCTATGTTCATGCTTTACCCACCATGCCAATTCATGCAAAATTAAAGCCTTTGGACACCATAGATTTGGTGCAATCATTGCTAACAACATTCCCCGGTAATCATCATCAACTAAAGCAAATCCGCGCCCTGAGACAATTTGGAATATTAGTTGCGTTACATGGTCGGCATCGTGGTTTGTTTCTGCACGCAATGCTTGTGGGCTAGATTCCAAAGCGTATTGCCGCATCATTTCTACCAATGCGGGTATGTCTTGTTTTGTTGCTTGTCTTATCAAAATTGCACCTTAAAAACCGCTGCTGCTGCTATTGCTAGTATCTTGTGCCGGGGGTGCGTTTCTTATAGCTTCTGCTCTTTCTTCGGCTTGTGTTTCAGCCAATGGTTTTGCGCCAAAGTCAAAAAAGGTTGCCGCAATAATTGGCACTCTATCCATACTTGTATCGTTAGGGTATACAGTTTTCCAAATGCTTGGGTTCGTTTTTATGCCACCCACGCGGCTTTGCAAAATTGACCTAAACGATGCACAAGTCAAAACACAGGTTGCAATTCTTATTCTTGCTTGCGTATCAAAATCTTCGTTAATAGCAATGTTAGAAACTAAACCTTGATAACGTTTAAAAAATTGTTGAGTTGGGCTTGTGATAATTTGATTGTTGGAATCTAAAAATCCACGCCAAATTTCTATTTTGCTTCCCTTAATAGTTGCGCTTAAAATTAACGCAATGTTTGCGCTATCAATGCCAGTTAACGATAAACCTAAATCTCCGCTGGTAGCTTTTACTAATCTGTCAATGTTTGTGATGTTCAGCAAACTGCCTAAACCAGAAAAAACAGTGCCATCTACAGTGATGGGTGCGGCTGCATTGCAAAACGTATATGTAGCACTAGGCGTGGTAAGTTTTACAAACTCAGCAAAGTTAATCGAATTGCTGGCTAACGCTGCCATCGTTGTTGTCATGTAATGTTCTCCCGAAAAACAAATGAGCTATCCCACTGCACAAACGCGCCATTTGTCATAGGGTTTAGCGTATATGTTGGGCAGCTTTCAGCAAGCATATAAAACGTGCAATTAACACCCACAGCGGTCAATGTGCCCACGCTAGGCGTGCCAATAATGGGTCTGTTAAGACTAACGCTCACTGTGCTGCCGCCACCCCTTAAAACTTGCGTAGTGACTTTGTACGGGTATATGCCCAATTGCAAAAAATCACCCGCTTCAAAAACAACTGCTGTTGTGGCTACAGTGGGTAAATTACCAACTGTAATTGTTTGGCTATTAGCTGGCGGTACAGCAGTCAATGTCAGCGCGTTTGCTTGTGCAATTGTTAAATCGCCTTGGTAAGCAGTAAACCATGATAGGTTTGCATTGTTAAAAGTAATTGTTTCTGGCAACTGCCTGTCTTTATTGTCAATGGCTTGAATGATGCCGCGCACCTGTGGGTAGTACAAATAATTATGCGGCATTACTGTAAACACCCACGGCACAGCAGTAAGGTATTGCGCCACACGCACCTGACCGCCCCGGCTAATTTGCTGTCCAACCATACGCCGATTGTTTACCGACATATTTTGTTGAATGTTGAATATCGTTTGAAAAGACATTACGCCCTCCCTAAATTACCAGATATGGATTTTTCGCCATACCTGTTAGCTGCCCAAATTGCATTGGCACTTCCATAAATCCTATCTTCAAAGGATTTAGTATCAATTGCTTGAATATAGTTGTTGGTAACGTTGGTTGTGCCGCCCATGCTGCCTAGTTGGTTGTTGGGGATAATTGTTCCCGCTGTGCGAGGCACAAATAATTCTGGACCACGTTCACCAACAATGCTTGGCTTGCCTACAGGCGGGTCACCACCATTAGCAAAGAATGGAGCATCCACCATTGCGACAGGGCCAGATGCACCACCACCACCGCCTAACAAACTGCCAAAAAAACCACCTAACCCACCGCCACCACCAAACAATGATTTTGTAAATTCCATTGCTTGGGCACGCAGTTGAATATAAATCAAATCTTGAATAATGCTTTGCGCCAAATCACTAAAATTTAGTTTGCCCGTGCGTACAAAATTACGCAAAGCAGTATCCATGTTGCTTACGACAGATTCAAATGCACGCTGCCCATCTTCCATTGCTGTGGGCATATCGCGGATGAACTCTTTCATGCTTTTGGCAAAGCCTTCGCCATACGTGCCTTCGCGCATTTTCTTTGTGGCAGCGTTGCGCCGTTCAGCCAAACGAATTGCTTTTTCTGCTTGTTCGTTTTCCCGTTGAATCATTACCGCTTTTGTGTCGGCATCGATTTTGTCGCTGTCTTGGATTTGCTTAATTCCATCGGCACGCTTGTATTCAATTTGCAAAAGCTGCTGCGCTAAATCAAAATCTTCTTTTCGCATTTCTGTAGCTTTTAACGACAAATCAAATATTTCTTGTTCGCGGTCTAGCTGTAAATCAGTTGCGCGTATACGTTCTAAAAATGTTTTGTATTCTTTAGTTGTTTCATTGGTAATTTCAGCAGCCAAACGCGCTAATTCTTGCTCTTGTGCTACTTGTGCTGCAAAGGCTTTTGCTTGTTCTGCCCAATATTTTTTTTGTTCTGGGTCTTCACCGGGTTTAACAGTGCGCCGTGGGCCTGTTTGTGGTTTTGGCGCATCCCAACTATCACCACCAAAATCGGTAAATGGTGCGCCCATTATTTTTTGTTGAGCATAGTCTAGGCGTGAGCGTTCTTCTGAACGCATTTTGTCGTATGCTTCATTTGCTTTTATTGCAGCATCTATGCCTTGTGTAATTAATATTTTTGCATTAGCAACAGTGTGTTGTATTTCATCGGAAATTCCTTTGAATACAAACATCACATCCAAACCTAGCACCGCAACAGTTTGGAATACTGTTTTTATAGCGTTACCAAATATGTTGCTTTCGCCTGTTAGTTGTTTGATGTAATCTAATGATGTTTTAAGCGTTGGGCCAATAGATGTGGCAAATATCAGCGTTACGTCACGCCCTGCTTGTTGCAACATATCCCACGCAGCGGCAGCATCTTCAATGGCTTTGGCTTGCTCTAGGGTTGCGCCTTTGCCTTCTTTTAACGCGGCATTTAGCCCAATAAAATCCACGCCTTTGGCAGCTTTGCCAAATACTTCCATTGCTTTGGCGTTGCGTGTTAACGGGTCTTCAATGGCGGCAATGCCAGCAATTGCCTTTTGAAACAAATCGTCCGTAGACATATTGCTCAAATCGCCCAAGCTAATGCCAGCCTGTTGGAAAGCCTTTTGTGCCGCAAATGAACCTTCGGCAGCGGTGTCTACAAACTTGGTAAACCCTGCTAACAATTTGCCAGCATCATCAGCTTGCCCACCCGCTTGCGCTAATGCGTTGGACAGGCGCAATACGCTATCAATAGCTACGTCATTGGCTTTGGCTACGTCAGCTATGCCATCAGCAAATTCCAAGGCTTTATAAGTTGCGGCGGCTAACGCTACAGCACCAACCTTGCCATAAATTTCAACTTGCTTGCTAAATTGCTCTAGCTTTTTTTGTGCGCTTTCAATGCCTTTGGTGAATTCGGCACTGTCCAAACCAAGTAAAACGCCAAGCCTACCGATCATATTAGCCATGTTTCACCTCAAATCTGTCTTTGCTGAAACCCGGTGCTTGCACCATAAACGCAAGCAAATTATCGTTTACGGCTTGTTTTTTGTATTCTTCTGGCAATGGCGGGAATAGGTAATCATACGCAAGCCCCATAATGTTGGCTAGTTTATATGGGGGTGCATTACCGGGTCTAATGTAATTAAACACACCATTGGTTAGCGTGCCCAATAAATTCATTACGCCTTGATTGCCAATCACACCATCAGCGTACATAGTTTGCATTTGCGCCATTGTTATATCGTCTAACCCGGCAATTGTTTCAGGTGTATGCCCGTTGAAGATCATGGCGCATTCCACTTGCGTCCTCAACGAGCGTATTAGTTTCCCCGTGTTTCCTTGTACGATGGGCTAATTGCTTCGCCAATTTTTTCAATCAATGCCATTTGTACAGAAAATGGAAACTCGGCCTCAATGTCGGCATAAGTAATGTCATCCAGCGTTGCGTTAGCATCTTCTGGAATCAGCAGCTTAATAAATTCTGTAATCCGCATTTGCGTGATAATTTTGTTTTTGGCAGCTTCACGCAAAGACCGCCCTTCTACCACAATGTCGTTTTCAAGGAAACTTACATTGCTATCAGGCGTATCTTTAAACGCCAACAATGGGGCTGCAATTTCTTGGTAAGCTGCTTCTATGGCTTGTTCATCGGGAGTTTGTATGCGTTGGTAAATTTCCTGTGTCTCAACAACCAAAGGAATTTTTACTTTAAAAATGTGCCCACCTAGTTCAAAGGTTCGGGTCAACAACTGTTTGCGCTGTGCTTGGTATTTTTCACCAAATGCTGATGCTAGTTTTGTCATTTCTGTTTTGCCTTAAATTGTTCTATCCTGCGTGCCAATATACCACTCAAAGTGTTTACTGTGCTTTGTGCCATGCTTTCCAATGCTGGTCGCAAATAGGGGTGCGCTGTATTTCTAGCTGACCCGAATTCTTGTGCTATTGCGCGTGCATCACTTTCGATGCCCATCTTGGCTAGTTTTTTACCGCTTGCCGTTGTTACCGCTGCAATCACAGTATCGGTTTCAGTAACGTATTTGGAACGTCTGTCGCGCCGGGTTGGTCGGCGTGCTTCAATTATTAAGCTACGTTCCAATGCGCCTGTGTCTTTTGGTGCGTTAGCTTTTGCCATTGCTAATACAGGCTTCATGGCTTCGCGCACCGCTGGCACTAGGATTTTGCTTTGCGTTTTTTTGTCGCCAATTTCGTTTGAAATTTCTTTCAAAACATCAGCTATTGGGCCTATGCCTTCCAACTTAATGGTAACGCCGCCCATGTTTATGCCCCCGGTTTAATTAACCGCGTAAATAGTACGTTGTTCAGTTTGATGACGTAATCCACAACTTCATCAGGGGTCATTTTGTCCGCATGATTTACGGCAATTTGGTGCGCTAGGCTAATGCCTGTAATCTTCTGCTGCAAAAAGCCAAACCATTGCTTGTTGCCGCTTTCGCTTTGCGCTACCAAATATGCCAGCAAATCATTAGTGTTTTGTATTGTCGTGTCCATGTTTTATTCTGTGTATTTTGCAAGATATGTGAGTGCCACATATTCTGCTGTATCAGGGTCAGCAGCATCCAAAGCGTCTGCCACTTCTTCTGCGTCCAACCCCCAACCCCTAGCCATTACATCTAGGGATTGGTAGGTGCTGGTCAATGCTGCTACAGCAGCCTGTAGTTGGGCACTCATATTAAGTGCTTGCTGTCCAGCCGTACTGATTGCCACGGGGGTGGATGGTGAACGTCACTTTGGCCTCTGCGCCGGGTGCGCTGTCAATTTGCCATTGGCTCACGCGCCCGTTAAAAGCGTAATTAACTATACCAGTGCCATCAGTTGCGCTGATAACATAAGTGCGGTCAATCGTGCCGTTATAGGCATCAGCACGCAGCAACAGCAGCACAGTGTCGCTAGGGTTCCAAGCGGCAGTAATGGTCATGCTGGTGGGTGCGCTTTGCACAGGGATTTTGTCCGATTGACGCGAACCAGCAACGCCGAACGATGCCACGGCATCATCTTGACCAAATGCGGGAATTGCTTCAACAGGAACCAAGTTGCCGCTAATAGCCAATGCGCTAACGCTGGCATATACAGACAAATTGGCAACAGTTAACGGGGTGGGCGTTGCGCTTGGTTGTGCATACAGCGTTGCGCTAAAACCGGGTAGGATTTTAGTTGGGAGTGCCATGATTCAGTCCTTCAAAAAAAGTTAATGGATTTTGTCTTATCAGGTTGGTACTTGCAAGGTGCAATCCAAAAAGATTTCTGCTAACTTGTCTTCGTTGTTATAACTGTTGTACAGCCACATTACATCGGCTTTGCTTATGTTAAAGCCGTATGTAGCACCGCCAAACAACCCGCTATAACCATGCAGCGATTGTAGTATCTGGTTTGAAATTGTGAAACCATCTTCAATCACTTGCGAAAAAATGCTAATCTGGAACACAGGCGTATCAATGCCTTTTACAGTTTGATAAATGCCCGTATATACAGGCTGATGCACGTTCCGCAGCGTCCATGTGATGAATTTAGGCTGCGTTGCAAAGTTGCGGTTAAACGCAGCGTACACAGGCACAGGCGTAACTATCCCGGTTAATTGCGCTTGTATGGCTTGCCCATACTGTACCGGGTTCATTTGCATTACATTGCCACCACAGGGTCGTTTCTAACGCACAAAATGTAAACGTGCATTCTGTCATCAGACTCACGCACGTTATCAATACGCCAATCAAAACTTTTCCAATTAATAGAATACAGATTTTGGTTGTTGGTCATTTCTCGCGTGTTAGGCGTGTAGTTCAATGTAAATTCAACAATATCAGAATAAACTCGATATTTATCTGATATTTTTACACTATTTGCTACAGACTTTACAAGCGCACGCGTATCAAACCATTTTGTCTTGGTAGTGCTTTGTTCACCAAATGCACTAGCCCCAAAACTTAATGTATTCACAGTTATTTTTTCAAACCGCGCAATGCCCATGTCACATCACCAAAGGTTTGTATGCACGCAACAATGTAGCAACGCCAAATGGAATTTCGTGCAATGGTTTATCTACTGTGTTGCTACGCTGGTTATACAAATGCGTTAGCAGCAACAAGGCCGCTTGTTTAATAACCGGGTACGTGCTTAACGGGTTTGCCGCTGTGGTGTACTCGCAATAAACAGGGCTGGTCATGCTTGCGTTTAGGTTGCTTGGCAGCGTTTGCAAAACAACCTTGTTGCCGCTGTTGTCGTAGTAATACGTTGCCGGGTCAACAGTTATTAGCGTAGGCGTGCCATCTGTCCAGTACTTTACTGCGTTAACAGTTACGCCGGGGTTTGCCGGGTTAGCGGCTTGGCTAACTTCTGGCAAATCCAATGACAAAGGCGTGCCATACAAACTTGCGGTGTTGTACCAAACCCGGTACTGTGCAGCAAAAATAGACAAGCCAAGGTAATCCTCAATTGCTTGCCGGGTTGCTACTTCCAGCCCCGTTAAATAACTGTCTTGGCTTTCATCATCTACCAAGTTTAACTGTTGCGTGATTTCTTCTAGCGTCAACCATGCGGTTGCCACATCGCGGTTGATTTGCTCTACTTTTTCATAGTTGAATGGGTTGCGTGTTTGCCCATACGAACCCATGTAGCCATAAAGCGAATCAGTTGCCATGCTTTAAGTCTCAATCAAACGAACACCAGCAAACGGGTTACGCACAGTGCTTACCATACGTTTTTCCGCAAACAAAGTAATGAAACCCGGTGCAGTTTGCTCCATCGCTTGCACTGTCATTTCTTCAACATCGGCAATGGTCATAAACTGAGGCCAATTAGCAAGGTAAACAGGGAAATTACCAACAGTGCCAGTAGCATCCATATTGGGGTTAGGTATCACAGGAAAACCCAAAATATTTACTGCTGGGCCGCTACCCATTTCGCCAGTATCCACAAGCGCATAATTGGCTGAGCCAGTGTGTGCGTATTCACGAATTGCTGCAATGTAACTTGGGTGCATTTGCCATGCTGTACCCGGCAAACCCCAATATTGTGCTGGCAATGCGTTAGCCATATCAAACAGGCTTTCCATGTCTACGCTGTTATGCCCATGTCCAATAGTTGCCAATGTATGCAAACCATTGGTGATTGCTGTGCCGCTAGTGCCGTATGCAGCAGATGAACCTGATGTACCTGCGTAATAATTCAAACCGCGCAAACCATTGGTGCTACCAGTTGTCGTGGTGGTGCTACCAGCTTGGTCGTTGTTTTTCACCATAGATGCGCCTTCAATGGTGGCAAATTCCATTGCAAGGTCAGCAACTAGCGTTTCATTTAGGTAATTCACATCGCTCATAACAGCGGTGCGGATAGGCAATTGGGCAACAATCACGCGGGTGGGCAGTTGCCAAATCGTTGTGTCAGTGTTGGGGCTACCAACGTCAGGGGTAAAGGTGTATGTCCAAGGGTTTGATTGGCTTGCAGCGTTACCAGTTTTGGCAACAAATTGCACGCTAGAACCAGACGCGGGAATCACGCGAGAAAAGCGGCGCAGCGGGTTTGCAAAACGCAAAGCAGCAAACGCATCATCAAATAAAGTGCGACCACCTACGTTATTACCAGAACCCGTAATTGCAGATGCTTCGCGCAAATCAATGTTGACTTTTTCACCCGTGTGAATTGTCTGCTTAATGCCTTCTAGGATTCGTTCAGTAATTTGCATGGTCTTGTCCAAATAAGTTGCAAGAAAAAGAGGCAGGGGTTTTTACGCCCCCGCCAATTGGCAACAATCAGGTTGCAGTGCCAGTGGAGCGATAACGCACGCCAGCATTGGGGTCACGGACAGAAGTAGCCAAACGTTTCTCACCAAAGAAGGTGATGAAACCGGGCAACGTCTGGTCATAGCGGCGCATAACCATGTTCAAGCGGTCAACAATGGTGTGGAAACGCGACCAATCAGCAAAGTACATGGGGTACAGGCTGTTTGTGCCAGCGGAACCAGCAGTCGCTTGGCTTGGGTTGTCCAAGTACTTGTTCATCACCACATCGAAGCCCAACATTTGACCAATGATGCCATCGGGGTTCAACGATTCCATTGAATTAAAGATGGGGCGACCATTGGTGTCTTGCAGACCGCGGATTGCTTGTGCCAAAACGGGGTTAACCATCCACTTGGCACTAGAAGTCCAGTACTGTTGTGGCAACGCGTACATGGTGTTAATAACGTCTTTGTAAGCAATGTTATTAGCGCCAACAGTAGCAGCGTTAGTGGTCAATTGGTCATAGGTAGCCAAGCTGTGCAAGCCAGTGGTGCTACCCGTGCCAGAAGTGCCAAACGATGCAACGCTGGTCGTGCCACCAGCGTAGGTAGCGTTAGCACCTGCGTACTGGTCAAGACCGCGCAAACCATTTGTGCCGCCGTAAGGGTTGGTTCCAGACTGTGCAGCTTGGTCGTTGTTTTGAACCATTGACAGGGCTTCGCTTTGGGCGAATTCAGCCAACATATCATCAACCACGTTTGCTTCCAAACCATCAATGTCATCCAGAGCAGCGGTACGGATTGGGAATTGCACGTTCAAATCTTGCAAAACCAATTGCCAAATGCTGGTGTCTTCAGTGGTGGTTGCGCCGTTGTTTTGAATTGTGTAACCCCAAGCTGCGCCAGCGTTGCCCGTTTTAACGCGGAACTGGTAGCTAGAACCATCGGTGGCAACAGTGCGGCTGCAACCACGCATGGGGTTAGCCAAACGCAAGGCGACAAACACAGGGTCATACCCGGTGCGACCACCTTGGTTGTTACCGCCAGCGGTCAATGCAGATGCTTCTGCAAGGTATGCGCTGTATTGAGATTCATCGGCAAAGATTTTCAGTTCTTTTTCCACGCGTGCGTTGGATTTATAGAAGCTGGAAAGTTGCTCACGCACAGAACGATTCACATCTGCGCGAATGGTTTTGGCGGGTGCGCGAATAATGCTAGGCGCAGGGATTTGGCTAATCTTAGCTTCCAGTGCAGCGATTTGTTCGCTCACTTCGGCTTTCACAGCTTCCACTTTTTCAGCGGCAGCAGTAATAACTTCTTCAATCTTAGCGGTGTTGGCGGCTTCGATTGCATCCAGTTTTTCGATGATTTCTTTAGACATGGCTCAGTCCTTTAAGGCGTTGGTTAAGTGCTTTGAGAATTTCCCGTTGCTGCAAGGCTTCAAGAATCTCGGTTTCGGTCACATCCGCATCGGAATCGCTCTGTTGCGGCGCGTTATCAATAGGCGTTGTTACAACATCACGTTGCTCCAGCACCTTTTTGAATACGGACGCGGAAGTGACCGCATCCTTTTTGGACAGCCCTGCTTCGCGCAAAGCCTTTTCCAAATTTTTTAAATTGGCAGAACCATCAGCGCGGAAATATTCCAGCTTTTGCACTTCTGCCTGTGGGTTGTTGGGGTACATAACCACGCTTACCTCGCGCAAACCGCCTTTGGTGATTTGGAAATATGCTTCATCAGTTTGGTCTGGTTCGCCATCGGCGTTGACCATCATATAGCTTTCAGCATAAGCACCAACAGAAACGCCGCCAAACATGGTTGGGCTTTCTTGCATAATTTGGTACAAGTCAGAACCAGCGGTGGTATTCATATAAATACGCCCGGTTGCAGTCATGCCAGCATCGTCAAATTCAAAACTGTGCCATTCACCCACGGGCATATTGTCCGCAGCGTGATTTAAAAACATTGGCAGTGGGCGACCAGCTTTGGTAAATTCATTAGCCCAATCCATAAAACCTTCGGGCTGATAGTTAAACTTGCGCCCATCTGCGCCTTCGCGTGCGCCCCATGTGGTTACACGGGCTTCAATCTTGCCTGTCGGTTCCGCTGCGCTCTGGGCTTCTGTTACCAGTTTTGCTTCGCAAACCATCAGTAAGTTTTTGGTCATAGATTACCTCATCAACTTTTGTTCGGTCTATGTCGTTTATTGTTTTCGGGGGTCTGCCGCGCCTATACGCTTTTTGCGGCTCGTAACTTTGGATGGATGCTACCACTTTTTTAAAAATGGTGGACATTTTTTATTTACCAATGTTCATTTTTCGCGTTTGATTGCCGCCCCCACCGCCAGTATCTTGTGGGCTTGTGCCGGGTATTGGCTCCACTTTTTTCTTGTCTTGCAATACATCACCGCCATCAATTTGGGGCAAACCTAAATATTGCCGGGCTTCGTTAGGAGTCATAATACCAGCAGCTACGCCTGATTGTGCAAAATTCATCTGGTCTAGCGGTGCGCCCTTTAAAAAGTCCTGTGTATCAAATTGCACGCACAAACCAGGGTAACCGGGGAACAAATGGTGTTTGAGTTTCTGCTGGATATTAACAATCAGTGGGTACATGGTGGATTTATAGAATTCATCCAGCATGGTTTGCGTGTTGTTGTATTTTTGGTCAGCAATGCCTACCATTGCGGGAGGTACACCATATAAACCACAAATACGCTTCATGGTCTGTGTTTTTAAGTTAGCTAAATCAGTGTCTTGCAATGACAACATTTTTAGCGGCTCATACTTCATGCCTTGGTCGAGCAACATACCTTGACCGGGCTTGCTTTTATCGGTGTTTTGGCTTCCCGTCATGCTGCTCCACGCTTCTTTTAAGCGTGCGGCAATTTCTTTATATTTGGCATCGGGTATTACGTTGTCGGTAATAAACATCCCGCTTGGTTTAGCCCCGTTGAGCATTACAAAGTTAGCGTACAGGTCAATATCTTGATCTAAGCCAACAAGTTCAGCAGCCAAAATGCCTTTGTTAAAGCCAGCGGAACCCTGCCATGCTGCATCTTTCATGTGCATTACTTGATGCGCGGAAAGCGGTTGATCTTTGCTAAACCCGTAGCTTGGCGTGCTAAGTCTGTAGCTAGGATAACGCGCCGGGTTAAGTTGTACAGCAATTAGCGTGCTGTCCAAAATGTACATTTCAATTGGCGTTTGCGTTGGGCTTTCTTGGTCTTTTCTAAACCACAGCGTAAATGCTTCCCCAAGCAATTCGTGCCACATCATGTATTGATACCAAAACTCATATTGACTTTGGAAGTTGTTTGGCACTGTCAACAAGTTATAAACTTGTTTAGCTTTGGCTTTGTCGCGCAGCCCTACGCTTGGGTCTTTGATGGCATCAATATAAGTGCCATCATCCAATTCCGACATGATTTTTATGGGCAGTTGCGACAGCGCACGCGCTTTAGCCCCAATACACGCCATAACAGTGCTGTTACGCGTAAGCATTGACGTATCCACCACGCGTCCAGCAGTTGTGGTGCTGCTGGTGGTGACATACAGAATTTGTGTGTTTACTGTTTGCCGCTTGTCATTGCCTTGGTAAACAATGTTATTTCCAAGCGCGGTTTGCCCAAACAGCGTATTGCTTTCGTTTGATTTCTTATCTTTTCTAGCGAAAATGTCAAAGATACCCATTTTTTATCCTTAGAAAGTTCTGAAACCAAAGCCTGTCATTGTGGGATTATCCAGCGAACAGTGCATAGCAATGATTAAAGCGATTATGCCATCAACCTTTGCGCTTTTGTCAGCTTCGTTTTTACGTACCTTAATATTGCCGTTTACATCTTCATAAACTTCACAGTTGCCAAGCTGCCAGCCAACAAACGGGTTGCCATCGTGCTTAATTTGATGCCCCATTATTAGCTTCTCAACGTGCTTGCTTGGGTTGCTTAAAACCGCCATGCCTTGCCCAACTTTCTTAACAGGTAAGCCAGCTTCATGCAAACGTGCCACTAAACTTGCTGCGTTGTAAGCGTCAAAGCCAATTTCTTTTATGTCGTACTTACCCGCCTGAGCAATGATGTAGTCGCTAATTTCGCGGTCATCCATTACGTTGCCTTCGGTGATGTGCAATATGCCAGAATTCCTAGCCACGCGGAAAATGTCGGCGTAGTGCTTAGGTATCAGGGCTAAACCTTCTTCTGGCAAAAAGAATTTCCACTCTGCTTCGAAATCATCTTCGCCAAAGCGTTTAAGCGTGCATACAGCGTTTAAGTCCCGCGTTGCTGCCAAGTCAAATCCAATGAAAACTGCCTCAGGCTCACGCGGTGAGCTTAACGCGCATTTGTCGCTGTCCCAGTAGCCTCGATCAACCCACGCGGAATTTGCGCTTACATAAATGTTTAGCGTCTTACACAGGAATTCATTTAGCGCAGCGGGTTTGTGCTTTGCCTGTTCTGCCCGTTCCGCAATGGCTTCTTCAAAGACGCTAATGCCGTGCATGGGGTTTGCTTTTGCCCACGTTGTAGGGTCACGCCAATCATCGCCGGGGTCCAAGCTGTACAGCAAGCCAAACCAATGCGGATTGTCTTCCGCTTCGCCGTTTAGCATATTTTCCAGCATCGCCATGTCTTCGTAAAACTTGGTTTCCTTGGTAAATGACGCTGTTGTAATGTAAATCCGCAGCGGGTTGCGCCGTGCCACCATGCCAGAATGCAGCACCTCAATGGCGTTTCTGTCCACAATTTGCGCGGCTTCGTCCACAATGGCGCAGCTTGGGTTCATGCCATCGCCCGACTTTTTAGTGTCGCGGCTTAACGCTTTAAATTTGGTTTGGCTGTCGCCCGCCTTGGTAATTTGTGACCTGCCAGGATTGTAAAGCTGCCTTATATCGTGGGGCATATTATCAATAAACCCGGTGGCAGCATTAAACACAATGCTGGCTTGGTCGCGGTTGGTTGCCAAGGTGTAGACCTCTGCCCCGGCTTCGCCCCAATTTAATTCGTACAACCCAATGACGGCAATCAGCGTGGACTTACCCGCTTTGCGCGGAATGAACACAATCACATCGGTGACCATGCGGCGCGTTGGGTCTTTTTTGCTTCTAAACCCGTATATGGCGCAAATTAAAAATACTTGAAATGGCTCTAGCACCAGCGGTTTGCCAGCGTCCGGGCCTTTAGTGTGCTTAAGCGTTGCAGCAAATTCTAGGAAATGCTCAACATAAGCGGTGTGAAATTCCCACGCCCAATTTCTGTCTTCCAGTTGATTTAAAAATCTTTGGCACGCCAAGCGCACCATGCGGCTAACGCGTATCTCACCACGGGCAACTTGTACCGCGTACAGAATCCCATCTTCGTAGGTCATGGGCCTTCAAGCAATTTGCTGTACTTGCCGCCTTCTTGCTTGTTGGTAGCCAAGCGTCCACGCGGTGTTAACCCTAGTTCATTCATCAGCACCACAGCGCGGCTCAAGGCTTTGTCACCAGCGGTTAGGAACGGGTTTGGGCCAACAGTTGCCCCGTTGTTGAATTGCGTGATGATGCCGCCCTTGGCAACGCCTTTCATGCACTTAATGTAAATCTCCATTTGGTTAGCAAGCGCAGCTAAAACGTGTTTGTCTTGGTCGCTGCCAATGCCGTAGGTTTCCCACAAAAAGTCGGCAGTCTCTTTAATAAAAACATCCCTGTCCCATGCGTCAGGGTTGTCCAGCCAATCGGCTTTGGGCACGCGTTTACGCACAGCATCGGGCAGTTTGCCGCCTTTATGCGTTTGTTGCGTTCCATGCACAAGGTGAAGTTCGGGGGGAAGTCGGTTCATGCGGGGGATGTTACCACTTTTTAAGACACCCCTTCAGCCAACTTAAAATACGGAAGATTGGGTTCGCGCTTGTCT